GAGATAGGCTCCGGTCTCGTGGGCTCGGAGATGTGTATAAGAGACAGTCATGGGAGTGAGCAAAGTTTGGAGCCGGGCCACCATGGAAGTCTTTAGCTGGAAAGTATCACCGGGAAGAACCTCATCCACATAGAAGGGGATAACGTCTCCGACGTTGAAACTGAGTTTAACACTATGGTCACGCCGAAAAGTGCTACGAGCAATATCAAGGTTAGTAGGATTAAGAGCAAATCTTGTATTTTCATTGCGAGACAATTTAATACCTCCAGTCTGTAACGGTTGTTCAAAAGGAGGGGCCCCCTGTGGGCCCCTCGTTCTCTGTTGTTCACACGGCCAGGGCGGCCGTGTATGCCTTGACCAGAGCCTCAGCGACTCAAGCCAATGTCAGGAATATGAAATTTAACCAGCGGGTGAGGCTGGCGCGGGGTCTGTCTCACCTCCTTTCGGGCCCTGTGAGGCCGCTGGCGGCTCACTGGCGGGGTTTTGGGAGGTGGGTGGTGTAACCATACCCATAGCCTCAAGCCAGCTCTCAGAGCCTGCCTGAGCAAGCCAAGCGTGGAAAGATTGGCCGAACTTCTCGCGGGTTTCGAGGGGTAAACTCATAAACGTCTGCTCGGCCTCTATCATGTGATTGAGCAACCCGGCATAGGTCTGGGGCATCTGGCTAAAATCACCAAACATACCTTGCACCTTTTGCAGGGCGGCAGTATCACCAGCGTTAAACCTGTCCATGATTTTATGGAGGTCAACAGAATCCTTATGGGACTGAATGAAGGCGTAGAGATCTTCCTTGCCAGACTCCTTCAACGTCATAACGCCAAAGCGGTCAAACTCAGGAGAGTAAAGAATCTTCTCGCCGCAACCATGCTCAGAACAAAAATGCTGCTGTTCGCGGTGCCAAGTCTCAAACATTGACATCCTCCTTCTGCTGCATAGAGCGAAGAACCTCCGCGCCGTCGGAAACGAGCTCATGAAGCTGCGCCGGAATGAGAACACCCTTATCAGAATCGAACTCACCAATGCGGAAAAGCTGAAAATCGGAAGCGTGGGTAAAGAGCACGCCGTGGGATTCCATGATAGCGTTGGCGAAATTGCGAGCAGCGATATAGTCATTCTGTTCAGTATTGAGACCGAAGAAACCGGAACGTAAATCACGGATGGCGTAAACATTCAATTTCATTTAATATACCTCCAGAAAATATGACCCACATGAAGAATCATGCGCATCTCGGCAATAGTGTAAGTACGACAAAAAGGCTTTTCACCCATAGGATCCAAACCAGAACAGACATACCGGCCTTTAGCAGCTTCTTCAACTCGGCAAACGGAAACACCCTGATAACCGAGCCGCTGGAGATAGCGCCTGAACTCCGAAGAAACCCAGCTATCCGACTTAGGAGAAACTGCCTGTAAGCTGGCAACAGCAGCTTGAAGAGAATCATTCACATCCTGATACCTCCACGATAGATTTTGGGGTTCACGTTAATTCGCTTGGAATTGACAGCGGTATGGCGAAATACCTGCCTGTCCTGGGATCGCCTCATCCTTCGAGCCATGATTACAACTCCCTTCTCAAATTTTTTATACGGTTATGGAGCACGCGCTCCTGGGTCTGAAGGATTTCTTCATAGGTCATGGTGGACTGAGCCAACTTAGCCTTTTTGCCTTCCTCAGCGAAGTGCTTACGCTTGGCCTTAATCTCAGCCATAAGCTCAGGTTGCTCCACGTCAAACAGCTTGTCGAAATACTTGGGAGGACGAATCTTGCGGCCACCATCAGGGGTAGAAATGGAGATAGTATCATACTCCATGCACTCGGGATGATCGTCATACCACTGGCGGCCAATACCAGGACGACGGGACATGTCGACATACTCTGGCTGGATATTAAACGTCTGGTAGACATCAGCCTCCGGGCCAGAGGCTTTCTTAAGGACATACCGGGCGACATAAGCGCATGTCTCCCAATTGACCTGGCCGACAAGGACATAACCGATAGGCTTCCGAATGCAAGGGGTGTCATACGCCCCTAGGCTTCAAAATTCAGAAGGAGGAAATCCAAATGAGAAACCTCAAGCGGGCTCTCAGCCTGGCTCTGGCGGCGATCATGCTCATCGGCATGATGGTTGTCTCCGCCTCCGCTGCGAGCTACAACGATCTCACCGATAAGGATCAGATCGTGAACAAGGACGCCGTTTCCATGCTGGTTTCCCTCGGCATCATCGAGGGCAAGCCCGACGGCTCCTATGCACCCACCGAAAATGTTGACCGCGCTCAGATGGCGAAGATGCTCTCCGTCATCATGAACAAGGGCGTGGACAACAGCGCTCTGTACCAGAGCGTCAACTCCGGCCTGACCGATATCACCAGCCACTGGGCCAAGGGCCACATCAACTACTGCTACACCACCGGCATCATTGCCGGCCGCGGCACCGGCACCTTTGATCCCAGCGCCACCGTGACTGCCCTGGAGGCGGCCAAGATGCTGCTGGTGGCCGTGGGCTACGACCCCGCTATCGAGGGCTTTGAGGGTGCCGACTGGGCCATCAACGTGTCCGTCCGCGCCGACGAGCAGGGCATCTTCGAGGGCTTCACCAAGGATCTGTCCGCTCCCCTGAACCGGGATGACGCGGCCCTGCTGATCTACAACGCCCTGGACGTGGAGATGATCCAGAGCTACACCACCAACAACTACCCCATCGCTTACAGCGACCACCGCACCATCCTGGCCGACAAGTACGGCGTGATCAAGGTGCAGGGCGTTGTTGTGGCCAACGAGTGGGCTTCCCTGGCTTCCGATGACGGCGACGCCGCCCTGAAGGAGGGCAAGACCACCATCTACAACGGCGAGGGCATCTTCTCCACCACCGGCAACACCACCGTGAGCAAGGAGGACGCCTCCCTCAAGACCCAGACCTTCAATGTCAGCACTCCCGTTGACATGCTGGGCAAGACCGTCAACCTGTATATCAAGAAGACCACTATCCTGGCTGACTCCACCGTGTACGGCGACCCCGTGGTCTCCGACGTGAACACTGTCGTCACCACCGGCGAGACCGTGCTCTACAGCGGCGCGAAGGACCCCCAGGTGGACTATGACAAGCTGCTGGGCGAGAACGGCCTGACCGACAAGGACGCCAAGTATTTCTGGAACTACAACTCCGGCAAGTACATCCCCAACACCACCGAGAAGTATGGCGACAAGACCGCCAACGTGAAGGGCGCTACCCTGACCATCATCGACAACAACGGCGACGGTGAGGTTGATTACGTCCTGTCCGTGGAGAAGGCTCTGGCCGACATCACCTCCGTCAACTCCAAGAAGGAGACCGTGACCGTCCGCACCCTGGGCACCCTGGACAATAAGGATGTCGTGGGCTACGAGGACATGGCCAAGGAGGACGTGGTCCTGTACGTCCAGTACGGCGGCCGCACCTACCTGGAGAAGCCCGAGGTTGTCACTGGCGAGATGGAGCACTTCAACGTGAAGGGCACCGAGAAGTACATGACCGTCGGCGGCGAGAAGTACAAGGCCGATGAGCTGGAGACCAACGCCCGCACCGAGGTCGTCAAGTTCGACGTGACCGAATGTGACAAGGCCAATGGCGTGCAGTTTGAGACCTCCTACAACTTCTACCTGGACGACTACGGCAACGTGATCGCCTTCGAGGAGGTTGAGGCGGCCGCCAAGAACTACGCTCTGGTTCTGGACTCCGCATTCTCCACCAACATGCTGAACACCAGCGGCCAGGTCAAGGTTCTGCTGCCCGACGGCACCACCAAGACCTACGAGCTGAACTGGGATAACTCCGTAAAGAGCTGGAAGGACGAGAACAATTCCGCCCTCGACACCACCGAGGAAGCCGCCGAGGCACTGAAGACGTTCCTGGGTACTGACGACGGCGGCGGCGTCGGCAAGACCTACCCCGCTGCCGGTGCTGCGGCCGGCAACCTGGTTGCCTACAGCATTAACGCTGACGACAAGATGACCATCGACCTGCCCGAGCTGACCGTGGGCGATGTGGTTGACGCTACCAAGAAGCCGAACTATACTTCTGGCACGTCTGGCTTCTTCGCCGCTGGTCAGGAGATGCTGAGTGCTGACATCTCCAAGGGCGATGTGGAGATCAAGACCAACGCTACGGGCGTGGGCGATCCTACCGGCACCTTCGGCATCGACGCCGACACCATCGTGTACTACTACAACGGCAAGGACGGCTCCGTGGCCGTGGGCTACGACAGCATGGCTAAGAAGATTGCTTCGGCTGGCACCGGCAATGGAGGCATTGACAACAGCAATGTCAAGGTGAGCATCGTCGACCTGTATAAGAGCGACGTGGCCGATGTGGTTGTCCTCTACACCACCCAGGCCAAGTTCGGCGACGATGACTATGTCTTCGTGATGCCCGAGTTCAATGTCTACAATGACTACTTCTACTACACCGTCATCCACGAGGACGGCACCATGGAAGAGGTCAAGTCCGAGGACAATCTGCGCTCCGTCCTGAGCAATACCGACGGTATCGTCCAGACCATGGACATGGACTCCAAGAACCTGGCTTCCTTCAACAATCCCGCCGCTGGCACCGTGGCTAAGGGCTACGTGAAAGTCACCAGCAGCCGCTATGTCAACGTCTATACCGACGCTACCACCAACAACGCCATCCAGAATCCCGGCAAGGATAACGAGTGGCTCGACATGACCAAGCTGCAGAGCCCTGTCCGTCTGGCCAACAAGAATGACGAGCTGATCTACGACATCGACAATACCGACGTGGACGACGAGACCGCGACCGGCACCACCTTCCAGGACGGCCAGTACGGCTATGTGGTGTACGACGATGACAACGTCGTGAAGGCCGCCTTCATCGTGAAGAGCTACCTGACTGAGGACCCCACCGGCAACAACAAGCCCGGCAAGCCCTCCAACGATAAGCTGGGCGTCAAGATCTTCACCAGCGGCCCCAACAAGTATCATTTCGCGTTCCTGAACGCGGAGGATGCCACTGTTATGGACATGGAGGATCTGCTGGTCGACTCCTTCGAAAAGCTGGGCTATGAGGTTGTCAAGGTCTATAGCAGCAGCCAGGGTATCACTAAGGTCGACGTGAAGCGCGGCAACAGTGAGACCACCTTCTATGCCATGAGCTACACTGTCACCGACGAGGTGCAGGACGTTGTGGTTGACACCGTGGGCGACACCACGGTCGGCCCCGTGGCTGAGGATGTGAAGGATACCAGCACCGGTCTGGCCAACGGTTCCCTGGGCGGTGGCCTGTTCAACGGAATCACGCCCCAGGATGGTATGAAGCTCACCACCCTCACCATCACCCTGCCTCTGGATTCGAGCACTACCTATCGTGCAGTCCGTCAGACCAACAATGCCCTGATCACCTGCGCCGCCGAGGGCGGTGAGGATGTCCCCACTGCCTGGAAGCATGGCGACAGCTTTGTGAAAGCCGGTGCCGCCAACGTCACTCCGGCCGGTACTGCCATCGAGTATACCCTGCTGGTCTGCGACGACGGCGAGCCCATCACCCTTGAGGTGTTTGAGAGCTCCACTGGCGCGTTCACCGTTGATGCTGACCACTACACGGTCAAGGAAAGCGGCGGCAGTGTTGCTACTCCCAGCTACACCGTTACCATTGATACCACCGGCGTGACCTTCCAGTAAGGATACGCAAAACCCCCGGGCCTTTGGGCCCGGGGGTTTTCTTTGTCTACAGGAACGCATAATAGCGGTACAGCGTCCCCTCCTGGTTCAGGCCGTGGGGAGAACCGTTCACCCGGAACCCATCTTCCGTAATAATCACGCTCCGCTCATTCATTCCATCCAGCCCCAGCTCATAGCCGGAGGAAAAGGATGAAGTGTTGTCCACCACAGCCAGCTTGGGTCTTGCGCCCAGCGATACCGTGTAGCTCAGCTCCCCATCCCCTGTGTACCGCCCGATGGCTGCGCGGCATTTGTCCCGCTCAAGCCCCAGCAGCGCGGCGTCAATGGCCGAAAGATCTCCGTTGAAGTCGGTGCGGAGGAAGCTGTCCTCCGGCTCCCACTGGTGCAGG